GTTGTACATATTCTGCTCGTTGACTATCTTCAAACCGCCCTTCATGGCTTCACCAGCAAACGAAAGCATCTGGGAAAGATGCACCATCTGTTGGTCTTTGTTTCCTTGCCCTAGTGCAACAGAAACAGTGCAGTCATACTTGTCCTTCCAAACGTCAGGACGTACAGGAACCCACTGGTTACGGAGCATTACAACCCGCTCCCTGTCTTGGTTCTGGTAAAGTAACTTGTATATAACTAGCATTAAGTCCTTTACACCAGTCTCTGCGAAGTTCCTTGCTATGAGTTCAACCCTGCTCTGCGCTGCCGTCATAACGGCATTTACAGCAGTGGCCGTGGTATGAGATGTCAGGGCATTTTCATTCATGCCCTGAGACATCTTCGATACACCCGCTCTGGATTCTCTTACGCCATCCAAGTATTCAAGCATCTGGAAGGAGTATGGCTCCAAGGCTGGAGTTACAAGGGGCGTAATTGCGTTGGGTGATTTGACCCTGACTACGCCGCCCGGTCTTTGTGTTAATAGGTCATCCAGATTGGCCTGCCCCTCTAATACTGCATACCTGCCAAAGTTCTGGTTGTACATGTTGTCCATCAGGTTACGCATCAGGGTGGACTTCATTAACTGAAGGTCCATCACCAAGTCTGCAACCGACAGACCAAAGAACTTGTGGGGTATTTTAATTGGGGTAATAGAAACAAACGGGATAGAATCTATTGCGTCATTTTCAAGAACATAATCCCCAACTAAGCAGACTCTTCGCAGTTCTGCAATTCCATCTCCGTCATAATCTGTTTTAAGGAAGGATTCATACAGTAAGTATGGTCTAAGGGCTTCTTCCATATCCGATTCCCCGAGATTGAAGTCTGAACTGTCGTCAAAATCAAACCTCGCTTCTCTCTCACCGGAAAACACAGAATCATCTTCACCACTGCCTAAGTCTTCAGGGGTAAGTGATTTTTCTGGATATATTTCCCTTAATTCGGATAATGTCTTCCTCACGCGGTGGCAGACAAACCGTGCCTGTTGGATGGTCTTTGCATCACTAGAAATAAGGAATTCAGAGGGTGGAATGTTCTCTACACGTATTTTCCCATCCCGTTCCTTTCTCCTGATTACCAGATCATGTCTTTTTTCAGTCGTAGTACCCACCAAGGAAGGAACTTCTATCTCTTCCTCGGTATGCTCTACCACATCCACATCATCGTCTGATATGATGGACTCTAGTTCGATATCTGAAAGATTGTGGTATTCTTCCCTTACGGACTCTTCGGTTTCATCCCACCATACCTTAACGATACCGTTCTTACTTAAAAGAGCATCAGTAAACCATGAGTAGAGGATTTCCCAGCCCGGGTTGTCCTTGGTGAAGACATAATTTACATAATCACTGGCCTGTTCAGACATAGCAACATCTTCCGGCCCATGGGGAGTAAACTTAACCATTTCATCGCCAGATGCAAATATTCTCATCAGGGATGGTTTAATCCACTCAACAGTATCCTGAACCGTGGAGTCAATGAATTGTGATCTTCCTTCTACTTCATTACCGAAGGGAAGACCATAATAATATTCCATGGCCTGTTCTCGCTGTATCGAGATAGTATCGTTGTAACCTAGAGAATCAGTAATCTCGTTTTGAATACGAGATACTATTTCTTCTTCAGTGATTTTTTCAGCCATCAAATAATCCCATAATTTTTATACTCTAATTCATTAGTCCATGTCGGGTCTTTTCCAGACACGGCAAATCTTGCTGACATCGCTGCATAGCGGGTAGCAGACATCAGATCATCATGCAGTGGAACGATTTTTCCATCTTTTCTGTGGTACATCCTGAACTCTTCCCACCAATCCCCCAAGGTAGAGAAGACATGGAACCGTCCGTTCTCCATGTGCTGCAAAAGAGCCATAATCCCCTCCTCAATGGAGTTTCCACCCTTCTTTTCCCCTAAAGCAGGGGGGTTTTCAAAGTGAAATGGGAGCATATTGCATCCTAACTGCCTATATTGGTCTGCTAGGCCCGGATTTCCCATGGAATCACGCCTATGGCCGTCGTGGGGCCATGCAATAGGGATATAATGGGGTCTGGTGCGTATAATCCCTGCATGTACCGATGGGGAAGCCTTAGACTGCCTATAGCAGTCATAAACGTAGTATTCGTCCTCTTCCCGGTCCCATGCAAGCCATACACACGCAGTGGGGTGGTCAAACCCGAAATCTATCCCGCAAATACGAGGCCAGTGGTCTGGAATCGATACAGGTTCTATCATTAACTTCTCTTCACCCAGTGGAAAGACCAATCCTGAACCAATTGAGGGTCTTCCGTACCTTCTCATCTCCCTTTCGTGGGGAGAATAGGATGAGAGGATTTGTTCCATTACGTCCTCATTCAAATGCCCTATGTTTCCTTTCATGGACATGACCTTTTCTGAAGCATCATCCCATGTTGCGTTGTTTAGGGATTGTCCAGACTTCAGGTTGTTCATAAATGAAGCCACTGTCTCAGTCATCCCATTTTCAGGAGTGAAGGTCATGTAAACCATTCCTCTCCTATCTAGTGTTCTGGTAACGGCTTGGCTATATAAGTCCCTAGAGGGTTCTTCATCCAGCCATATACAATCTACTGATCTTCCCTGCCACTTCTCCACACCCATCTCGTAAGCCTTAAAGAATAAAGAGGAGTTCCCCCCGGAAACGTGTTTAATAAGAGCCACGCTCTTTGCGTTGGGTACTCCGGGTTTCCTCTCGGTTTTTATTATATATTTCCGAGGAATGGTACCTGACCCAAACGCATCCGGGTCATCTGGGGAACCCAATAATTCAAATTGGACGATATCTCTAGTTGTTTCGTTAGAGACTCCGCCAGCCCAAGCCACGATAGGTTGGGTAAATCTTCTTCCTTTCCACCAGTCTGGATATATTCCAGTACAGTGGAAGGACATCTCAGAACTTCCGCAGTAGGATTTTCCAATGCGGTTAGCAGCCATGAGTAGGCGTTGGTTACACAACGCTCCTGTCTCATGGAATGCCTTTTGATAGGGGTAAGGATCGTAGTAATCTATCTTGTTGTATCTTTCGCGCTGCCTTAACTCCCTAGCGATATCTACTGCTTCTTCGAGTTTAGCTCTTCCTGCCACTTTTTTTCTTTTGTTTGCTAGGATGGGCTTTGTAAGTTCTCGTATGGGGTGGGGATAGTTCCGCAGATGATCCAACTCTTTTCGTTTTTCCTCCACCCAGAGCCTTATAGCCACGGCCAGTCTTATGAACTACTTTTGGCTTTAAGCCCTGCTCCCTTAAACTCTTTGCCCGCGCATTAGCCTTCGCTACACCACCCTTATCATAGGTGTAATGCTTAATCATCTTTATACCACGGGCGTTTACCCATTCAACTGTTGGCATATGTTGCTCCTTAGTTTAACCTCTCAGGTATTTCCTCTATATCGGTTGTACCGATCAGGGCTTCTAGTTCTCTCTCCAGTTCATCAGTAGACTTGTCCGCATGGGAAATAGTCTGTTCAATCCTTTCTGTGGGTTTGTAACCAGTCCTGTCAAGGATGTCTTTTATCGCACCTAACTTAACTGCCTCGCTAACGGCGTTGTCAGCAAGACACTTCAATTGGGCTAAGGCACCGGGTACACAGTCCTTGAGCATCTTCTGGGTTCGCTTGTCTATCTCACTAGAGAATTGCTCTTTTAACTTGTATCCTTTCTGTCTGGCGATCTTCTTTGAATAGCCCGCTTTAATAGCGGACTTGGTGGCATTGCCTGTTAGGCAATACTCCTCTATGAAGACTTCCTGTTTTTCTGTTCTTATGGAGTCCATTCTTCTACTTCCGGTATGTTTGGTTTCTTTCGTCTGGTGATCCAATCTGGTATATGAGGCATCTGGGCAGAGGGGAACGCACCCTTCCAGTCCAAATGCTCAAATGGGAAATTGATTATCCAGTCCAGTCCTTCTAAATTCCAAGGCTGGCTTGGATCATTCAATTCCATCATCCGCTGCTCTGCTGCGGTTTCTGCCGCTTCTATGGTCTTGTATGTTTTTATCGTGTTACCGCTCTCACGATCAATCATCCCTGCATCCAGAATAATGTCCCTAGCCCTGTCATCAGTAACATACGCACCATCGAAAATGGTGGGGACATTCATCCACCCCGAAAAATTAGGGCCTTCCACTGTAGCCGTTGTCTCAGAGTGCTTAACCCCATGTTGATCCTTGTAGACCCTTCTGTTGAATTGGGTGAAATAAGGGGTCGGAGTCAACTCCAAAGTTTCTCTGGGATTCTTCTTGTAGAATTCCGCATTTTTCTTTAGCAGTTCTGGGGAGGTGCTTAACAATCCTTCCTCCTCCGCAGGGAGCAAGCCCACAGGGTTTCCAACTGTCCCTCTTAACCGCTTCTGGCGTTCATAGTCAAAGTCCCCGTATGGATTCTTTGACCAGTCTGCCTCGAAAGTTATAGAACTGTCTGGGGTAACGTCATGGGGAAGTCCGTGCCAATGGGGCATTTCACAATAAGCCCGGAGGTGGTCCCATAGGTGGCGGTCCTGCTGCTGGTCCTTGAGGTGGACCGCCCATCTGTAATGGATCAATCCCCATTGACTGTAACTGGCCTATGATCTCCTGCGCTCTCTGTCCTAGCATTTGCAGTTCCTGCATTAAGGCGTCAGGGTTGGCACCCATATTTGCCCCCATTGGAGGGCCTCCATTTAGGCGTTGTCCGCCTCTTGGTAAGGGGCCTGATCTAGCCATTGCTTGGTCAACACGTGATCCGTTTCCTACCGCTGCTGCTCGCGCTCCCGGTTCTCCGGGGTAGGGCAGTCTTTCTCCCCTTGGTCCGATTGGCATAACTCTTCTCCTTAACTTATTGAGCCTTTCTTTCTTGGTTTACGGCGTGGTTGTAATGGCCGTAATTTTGGTTGTGTATATTTGCCCGTGCGCTTTGGTTCCTTACTGGCATACTTTACAGGAGGCGGTTGTTTTGCCCTTTGCTCCCTCTTAGCACGAACACTGGGCGGAACCACTTTTGAAGTTGGCTTTCTCTTTTCCCATTTCCAGAACCCTGCGGGGTCTTTTACCCTTTTCCAAAGTTTGGGATCACGTTTAACAGTAGGAGTTGGAGGTGATTGCCTTAATCCAGCAACTTCTGTCATTCTCCCCACTCTTCCGGTACGCTTCTTTTTTACTGCCATCTCTTCTTCTCCTATAAGGGGGATTAACTTCTCTCATAAGGACGGATAATTCCAAGTCCTTGATTTTAAAGGGTTCTTTCAGTGGTTATTAACCCTAATCTTTTTCAGATTCCAGTAGAACCTAAAATTACCCTCTGGTGAGTGTGGACAATATCGAAATATATTTTTTTTCGCAAGGGGGGTGCCGGGGGGTCCATCACGATTCAATTATATTCGAATATTCTAATATAGTCAACTACTGCCTGTGGATGGGGGATTCTGTCCACAGGAACATAAGAATTCGTTAATATACTCATATTAGTATCTGCTTCAATACGAATGTTGATAACCAATGGTGTACCAATTTATCTGTGGATAACTATACCTACTGCGTTACTGGGTTATTCGGTCCGCTGGCCTTCGATTGACTGCCGATGGTTTCGAGTGGGCGTGAGTGTGCGTGGCGGACATTGATACGAGGCAATCCGACCAGATTCGAATGGCTCTCAATAGGTCCCACTATTCAAATGATTGATTGATACGCCTGTAGGGCTTCCTGTATTGCCCTGTACGCTCTTTTCTACTTGTACCCTATGCAATGAGACCACCGAAGGTATGCCGTTTCTTCCGGGCGGGCTGTCATCGAGG